AAAGAATCTTATCACGTTATAAAATCAGGTGACATAGTCGTTGTATTATGAGATTAGACGCTAGTGACATTAGAGAGTTAAACCTCTTGAAACACTACCGCATTATAAGAAAATGGGCCTGTCGTAATAATGATTTAAACGATGCAGATCTAGAACTTCTTATATACCTTGATTGTATGGAGTTTTTCACCAAGAAAGACTTTGAAATGGGGGTCTACTCCTATAGCTGGGATAATCGCAGATGGAATAGACTATTGAAACAAGACTGGATTAAAGTCTGGAGACATAGAAACAGAACCACTCAGAAATACCATATATATAAAGTATCTTTTAAAGGCAAACAACTTATAAGTAGAATATACAGGATAATGCTTGGTGAAGAAGATATAAACACAGGTAGAAGAAACAAAATAATTAATGGCGAGACATACACTGATAAAGTTATGACAAAAGCTATTTATAACGTAAACAAAGATAAAAACAGATGAGCAAAAGTCCTTTTTATTTAACTGGCATGACCGGAGGAAGTATGAATCTGAATCTTTTAGGTCCTACAGTTAACACTTACCAAGTATCAGATATAAAAAGAAAAGCTGCTATACGAAAAGCTGCTATTCAAAGCGGAATAGGTGCTGGTCAAATAGACGCTAGTAATATTCAAGATTTTGGATATTCTAAATACGGAGATATAGCTGCAAAAGGTTTTGAAAACTACCAAGGCGACGATAATCTTTACTATAGTAAAAACACAGGTAGAACAACGTCTAGAGATATTAATGATTCTGGTTACTCAGTCTCAAGTACATATGTTTTAGGTGAGGGTGAAAAATTAGAAGAAGCTGATAGTGATTCAGAAAGAAGAAGAAGAAGAGGTATGGTAGATTTAAATCCACAAGTTGATCAAATAGCTGGCAGTATGCCTGATCCATCTGCTAGTTTAACTAATCCCTTTGGACTAGGAGCTCAAAACGCTATAGGAGGAACATTTGGATCTTTGTTTGATAGACAAAACTCAATGGGTAGTGCGCTTACAAAAAGAGCGTGTAAATATAAAAATAAAAAATAAGTTATGCATAAAACAGATAAAAATTATGATGCTGTAATGGCATCTAAAAATGTTCATGGAGTAGTCGGTGAAAACTCTATATGGGACGGACCGTTAGATCAAACAGGAAGACCACACGGGGTTGGGTCTAGTTCTGGTATCACAGGCATGCAAGTGCTTAAAGCTAAAAGCTACTACAAAGGATTACCAATTACTGAATGCGCTAAAGGATATAAATAATGTACACATCACCATTTTTAAAAAAAGACGATTTTCCTGAAATAAAAAAAGAAAATCAAGGAAAATTTACATCTTGGGCTAAAGAAAACGGCTTTAAAGACGCTTGTAGCGGTGCATCTGCAGTTATGGGTAATAAAGAAAAATACGAAGGAAAAAAATACAAAGGTAGCGATGTCATTGAAATGGCTAATTATGCCAAAAACTTTGGCTGCTCTAAAAAATAAACTATGAGTTCACCGTTCAGCAAAAACTTCATGGATAAAAAATCATCTTTGTTTATGACTAAAAAACAAGAAGATACTTTTGGGCCAGAGGGTAGTAATCCAAATCCTGAAATATATAAAGGTATTCAAGAAAACGAAACTAGTCCTTTAGAATATTCTCAAGCAGTGGCCACTGGATATGTTTCTACTAGAGATTCATTTCAAAATATGTTTGATAAAATATCTGCTGGAACGGTAAAAGCTATTGAAGGTTTAAGTGATCCAGAGACTCAAGCTAATAGATTACAAAACAGGATTGATTCAAGAGAAGCTAGAGCTGATAAAAAAGGTAAAGCAACTACAAAAAGAACTGTTGATTTAGGTCCAAACCCTTTAGATCCTTCTTCAAGTGCTGATAGAAAAATATCAGTAACAATAAAAGGAGATGCTAAAAGAACTAAGTTTGATGAAAAAACAGCAAAGTTAAAAACAAGACAAAAAACATATCAAGATAGAGCGGATGCTGATGTACAAAAAAGAATTGAACAAGCTAGAGCTTTAAGATCCGCAAGTACAAAGTATTCTGAAGATTTTGGAGAAAATGCAAAAGCTGGTTATGATTCTATATTTGGAGCCGGCGCTTGGGACAATGCGTCTGATGAGGAAAAAAGAAACTTTATAAAATAAATAAAATTATGGGATACGCAAAAGGACACTACGGAAAATATAGTGGAAACTCTAAGTTTTCACACGCTCACACAGAAGTGACAAAAGAAAATTATAAAGCTACTGAGCGAGACGACGCGGCTCATATAGATTATTTAAAGCGTGATGTATTATACGATGATCACCACGGGCACAGCGACGAGAAAATGACTGCTGATGAGAAACATATTTCAAAATTAGCAGGCGATATGAAGTATGATAAAAAGCACCATGGTTCACCAGCTAAACACGTAATACCACACTCTCATGCGGCTAAAACTGGAACAATTAAAAAATTAAAACCAGTTCCAATGCCAGGAACGGGAATGAAGAAATTAGAAGAAAAACTATAAATAAAAAATAACAGTAGGGATCTGTAAAACCCAAAAACAAACAAACAAAACGCAAAACCAAGTCAAACAATTAAAAACAAAACAAAATGGCAAAATGGATTAATTTTCACGTAACAGGTGGATTCGACAACTCAGGTGCTGTGCCAGCAGAAGATGGAGACAACTTATTATTAGCTGATTCTATTCTAACTGTAGCAGTAGCTGCAAACGGAGCAGGAGATGCAATGTCTGCTACTTTAACAACTGCTACTAAAACAGTAACAGTTCTTTTTTCTTTAGATGCAGCAGCAACAGATCCTGGGGCAGCAAGCGCAAAACCAGCTTCGGCAGGATATATTAATAAAGTTAAAGCAGCTATAACAAGAGCAATTACAGCAAACCCAGGTGGGGTAAAATCTACAGTTAGCTTACCTTTAGATCAAGATAATCAAGATAAATATAATTTTACTAAAACAGTTTATTTTAAATCGTTTAAAGTAGCATAATTATGAGATCAACAGGTTTAGGAGACAGTATAGAGAAGTTTACTAAAGCTACTGGTATCAAAAAAGTAGTAGACACAATGAGCAAGGGGTTAAACATCCCTTGCGGTTGTGCTGCTAGAAAAGGCGCATTAAATAAAATGTTTCCATATAAAAAATAAATATGGCTTTTAAACTTGGCAAACCTCCATATAACACAAAATTAAATAGTGTACCTGTTTACAATGTGCCTATGGAAGACGATGTAATGGGTAAAGCTAATAACAATGGAACTATAATTATTAATAAAGATTTATTACCATCTCAATGCGCTGAGGTTATAAAGCACGAAATGGTGCATATAGACCAAATGAAGCGAGGTGATTTAGACTACGATGATGATTTTGTTTATTGGAAAGGCAAAAAATACTCACGCGCCAAAATGGACGAAGGTAATGCTAAGTTGCCTTGGGAGGATGAAGCTTATAAAAATGCTTAAATATATGTAATAATATTAATATAACAATTAAATTTAATATTATGAAAAAATTATTTACAGCACTATTTACTTTTATCTTATTTACTAACTCTTATAGCCAAGAAATGTTTTCAGGAAACTGGGGACCAACAGCTAATCAAGAATGGTTTAACACTAAATTTCCAACAAAGGCTAAATATATTAAAAATTTTAATATATTTAATGGAGATATTTTTATAGTTTCTTATTTAACTGAAAGAGATTATATAGAGTATAGATATAAAAACCCTTCAGTTATATTTGATAAATCACAGTTTAAAGAAAGAAAAGATTTTCATGAAGAAGTTTTAGATTGCGACGAAAAAAATATAAAAACTATTTTTTATAACTCTAAAAATAACTATAGAGTTTATATAAATTATTATTTAAAAAGCAGAAAAACAATAATAGCTACTTACATTGATTTTCATACAAACAAAACAAAAGGAATAGTAGCTTACCAAAGAAAAAAATAATATTATGAACAATAAAGAACACGCTAAAAATCTATTAGATACTATGCCTATTGTAAATAGATCTGCTTCGATAATGAATGCTGGAGCGAGATCAAGATTTAATTCTCCTACTCAAATGGGACACTCACCAGCTGAAATGGGGCATAGTCCTGCGGAAATGAGTCCATTAAAAGAAAAAAACTTTCCTGTTAAACCAGGTATGAAGTTATCAAATTTTGAAGAATTAATAGATAAAAGAACTGGAGAAAAAGTAGGTAAAGAAGCGTTAAATGTACCAGAAGGCACTGATTTAAGTTACCTTGAAGGAGTAACTAATCTTTCTCAACTTGCCTCAGGTGGTTTAAGGTCAGAAGCTAATATTAGTAATAGAGTTAACGCCGGACAATACAGGTACAACCGTGAGGGTGGATATTCTGTCCCGGTGGATGACTTTGCTAAGGAAGGAATGACAGCTAAAAACAACCCAAACTATCCGCGAGTTAACTTAGATGTTGATAAAGGTTTAACGTTTGATGAAAATGATGAGGTTTCTAGTTTTGATTTAGGAAGAAATTATCAAAAAAAAGAGAAGAAGTTGAATAGAGCTAAAAGCGACCTACAAAAAATGATAAGAAGTCATAATGTAAGATCTTCCGCGCGCGAAGAGGAAGGTTCTTATCCAAATGTAGGGCTTCCAGGTAATAGACCTGGAATACTAGAAACTGATGCAAATAGACCAAGAACCGCAGCGAATGAAGATATTTATACAACAGCTAGACTTGGAAATAGATCTGATGCTGACCTTAGAGGTACTACTCATAGCATGGTTGGAATCACAGGTAATCCTTCCATTGAAAAAACCACGTCATACTTTACGCAGCGAAACCGAAACATGCCGGAAACTTTTACGGTAAATAGTTTGAAAGAACGTATAGCACAGATGCCTAATAGATTCTATGCTACAGCTGAACCCGGAACGACTGGATTCTATGATCGCAAGACAGGTAATATACCTAGTTTAAGCAACATAAAAGATAATTACACACATTTAGATTTCACAGGATCCATGCAAAGACCTAATGACACGTTTGCCCGAAATAAACAAGATCAAGCCGTTGCAAATAATCCTAATATAAGAAGTAGAAAGGACGTAAGAACGAGCCGTGGTTTTAATGAACCTCGATGAAAAAAATCTGGGAATGGCTTAGCGGTAACGTTATAAAAGACGTTGGAGATGCTATAGATAAACTTACAACTACAAAAGAAGAAAAGCTTCAGATCAAAAAAGAGATTCAAGTAATAATTGAAAAAGCTACAGCTGAAGCAGATATTCAAATAACAAAACGCTGGGAAAGCGATATGACATCAGACTCTTGGCTTAGTAAAAATACTAGGCCAATGGCTTTGATATTTTTGTCTTTTATGGCTATAGCTTTTATTTGGGTGGACAGTCATCACGAAATATCTTTTACTGTAGAACAAGAGTGGATAGAACTATTAAAACAACTATTAACAACCGTATATGTAGCCTATTTTGGATCACGCGGTTTTGAAAAATATAAATCAATAAGCAATAAATAATTATGGGACAATACGCAAATCAACCAGACTTTGCAACAAAGGCAAAAGCTTTAATTCCAAATAACACTCTTGACGAATCTACGTTTTTAAACGGAGCTGCAGTATATGTAGGAGGAACTGGAGACATAAACGTAGTAATGACGGGAACTCCCCCAAGAGAAACTGTGATTGAGTTTTCATCTCCTGGATTTAGCGGATCTAATGGAACAGGATATACAACTTTAAACGGAGTTAATACATACGGCGGTAGTGTTGGATCTGGAGGTTTAACAGTAGATATAGTAGCTGATCCTATTACTCAAGCTATAACATCTATATCAGTAGCTGCTGCGGGAACAGGTTATAAAAATGGAGACTTAATATATGTAGAAAAAGGTGGAGTACAAGGTGACGGTGTATTCAGAATTATTACAAAACTTCAACCTATTAACAATGGACCTGGAGATATAAATCAGCCAGTAGTATTTAAAAACATACAAGAAGGTTCATTTGTACCGGTTATAGTTGACTATGTTTTATCGACTAAAACAACTGCAACTTCTCTTGTAGCAGTATATTAATATGGGTTGGATAGGTATAGCAGGTGGAAATGCGGTTAATGTAAAAAGAGAAAAGAAAAAACCTTTTACCCCAGAGCAGTATAATGCTGTGTTAGCATTTTTTCAAGAAAACACAAATAATTTTTACACAGTAAATGAAGTGGATGAAGGAGCTGAAATTGGAAGCGAAGGAACAACACAAGCTATAATAGATGATCAAATAGAAGATCCTAAAACAGGAGTTCGAAAAGATCCTAAAACAGGCAAATATGGAATACTTAAAAAAGTAAAGAAGTAAGTAACTATATAATTATAAAACAATTAAATTAAATCAAATGGCAAAAATTAAAAAAGAAGAACTAGAAAAAGTAGTTTTAGTAAAAAAACAATTAGACGGCGTAGTTTCTGAAATAGGTATTTTAGAAACACAAAAGCATGCACTGCTTCACAAAGTGGCAGAGGTTAACGAAAGTTTAGCTAAAGAAAAAAAATCTTTAGAAGAAGCTTATGGAAAAATCTCTATTGATCTTGAAACTGGCGAGTATACCGAAATAACTGAAGAAGCGTAATGGATTCAGTTATAAGAAAAATCAGTATAGGTTCTGATTATAAAAATGACGCTATGCATTATTCTGTAGGTCAACAGGTTTATGGTGGTCACGAAATAGCTTATATTATGTTTAATGATACTGATGGTTCTTATAATATTCATATAAAGAAAAAAGACGAGGTATTGCCGTGGAAGAAGTTTAATTCCAACATGGCTATATCTGTTGAGTACGATTTAGAGTATTAATGAAAAGCTTATATGATTTTATCGTTAAGCCGCTTGGTGATAAATATAAAAATACAGTTAAAATAGCAGGTAAAAATGTAGTTATCAATACTAAAATTGAAAACTGGAAGTTTGTAAACCGCTTGGCTGAAGTTATTGAAACACCATTAGCTTTTAAATCCGGTATTAAAAAAGGTGATATAGTAGTTATACACCAAAATGTATTTAGAACCTTTTATGATATGAAAGGTAATAAAAAGAAAAGCAGGTCTTATTTTGAAAATGATTTGTACTTCTGTAGCCTTGACCAGGTTTATTTATATAAAAATAAAAACGGTTGGAACACTGTTGGTGACAGATGTTTTATAACACCTATAAAAAGTAATGATTCTCTAACGCTTGATAAAGAGCGTAAGCTTGTTGGTATATTAAAATATGGCAATAAGTCCTTA